GTGGACACCGGCTATGAAGGGAATCCAACCACTTACAAGTGGCTTCAATATAGGATTCCGAGATCGGTTTGTCATAAGTCGACAACAAACTTGTCTTTCCATCAAGATAGCGCAAACAACGCTTAATGACCATGTTGGGTGTCAACCCAGTATGTGCTTTAACGTCTTTAATGACGCGACTCTTGATAGCAAGAGACACATACCGAGAGGTATGAGGGTCAAGATTGCCGTTCACGTAATCAATGACAGGCTTGAATTCCGGATTAACCGAAGTCCACTGCCGTTGTGCAGAGATCAAGTTAGACTGGGACACCTGTCGGAGTTTTCCGACATTAATGATGTTCCGACGGTCTATATAGGCCCCTGCAAACTCTCCATGCTTGTCCGAAATAACGGATTTAGTCATATTGATTTTGCAACCAATACGGTCCATCATTTTGCGGTACACTTTGGCAACGTCATCATCAAAGATGGCGATATCATCGCCGAGGATAACGTACCCACCATTTGGGTTCAAACCCAGTCGGAGGAAAATTCCACGGACCAGATAATGGTGAGCGAGGGAGAAAGCAAAGAAAGAGGGATACAGCCCAAGAGGCTGACCGACTTTCCATTGGAAATCACCTTTGGAAGAATGGTAATTCCCCTTAACAGCCCATTCAAGAACAGAGAACTGATCTTGTGGGACATTGAGCTTTCTGAGAACTCGCGCTTGAAGAGTCCAGGGAAAGAGATGGGTTGCAGACGAGAGATCGAAACAATGTACGACCTTCCCGTTGCGGAGTTGCTGTTGTACAGCTTCCCGTCCTTTCTCCTGGTTCATATGGCAGTCCTCATCAAGTGTTGCCAACCAATGTTGGAGGCATTTCTTAAGAGGCTGCAAGTAACACTGTATGAACAAGTATGGAGAAGCGAACAAACGCAACTTCATACCAGGTTCTTGAGTGAAACTCACAGAACCGACACTGTCAGAGAGTGTAGCCGGGGGTTGATTTACCAAATCAATACCTGGAAAGACGTGTTTCCAACCATGAAACCGACGTATGTTCTCTGGCAACGCAGTGAAGCGACTAACATCTTTAAGGACTTTATCAGCCGCCTTACTGACCAGACCATCTCCACGGAGTTTGGTCCGCTCAGCGGTGGTACAGTAGTGCTTCGAAAAGACATCACTGGGACGACCGGTGAAACGGAAGTTTTGGTGAGAGAGGTGATCACGGATGCCCAAGACAATAAAGGGCCAAGCATCATTAACAGATCCTTGCGGGTCTGCAAAGATGGCTTCGCGATCCTTCACAAGTTGTTTATCAAGCACGCTGCCGTCCCC